AGGTAATATACATATATTTCATTCAAGCGGGTAAGTTGTAGCCGATTTAGGCGGGTTTTAGGCTATTTATAAGGGTATGTGCTATTATACATAATCCTATTAAAGACGCATTTAATTATACTTAATTATATATATGCTGGTTACTTTTCCCACCAGCTTCCCCACCCCAGCCAGTTTTTTACAAACTTTTTTAAATTATTTTGGAACTTTTTATGCTATTTTGGGTATAAGGTATATAAACAAAAACAAGGAGTAATAAAATGAATACATTGACATTTAAAGATAATGAATTAAACGAGTACATAACAGACTCTATAAAAGAGTGGAAAGAAAATGGAGATTGGGATATTATAAAAGGTGATTTACATTTCCATTTATTTAATGAAGACTATTATATAATAGGTACTTACAAGGCTGAAAAATGGCTAGGTGATAACGCTTTCAAGGTAATAGATTATATAAAAGAATATGAGAACGACAATTTCGGGGAGGTAAATACGGATTTTTCAAACCCTGAATCAGTGGTAAATATGTTTACTTATATTAGGGGCGAGGAATTACTCGCAGAGAGAGAAGAAAATAAAAGAACTTGGAGAGGTATATAAAAATAAATAAAAATATTATGGAACTTTTTTTGAAGTTCTGCGTTAAAGAGATATAAGCAAGTAAATAACAAGGAGTAAATCATGACAAAAACACAAATAAAAAAAGAGTTTAAAAACGCAGGTGTACAAATTGGTGGCGGTGCTATGGATAGTATTGAATACGAATTAGTTTGTTTTGTACGCAGAATGGCAAATAGATGTGCCGAAGGTAATTTAAAAAGACTTACACCCGAGTTAATGTGGTGTGCTTTAGGAAGGAATAAATAAATAATAATGAGAAGAAGTTTTGACGGCTATAAAAACCCAACACTCGTTAATCAGCAAAGGTTCTTCTTCTCATCTAAACAAGAAAGGATAATAACAATGAAGATACACGATAAAATAAGTAAGATAGCTGATTGGATTATTAACGAGTCTAACTCTTCAGCCGATGAAGTAGAACATCTACTATATGCATTATACGAAAGTAAAAGTTCTGGTTTATCTGGTAATATTAATGATGATTATAATGATGTTTTAAGTATTATGTATAATAGGGATGAAGATGAATAAAAAAATAATATCTATGATAGAAGAACGCTTAGAGAAAGGTAAGCGGGAATATAACGAAGAGTTAGATATTAACGATGGCAGAGATTGGGTAAATGAGGCACTAGAAGAAGTTTTAGATAGCCTTGTTTACCTGACTGCCAAACTTTTACAAATCAAAGAAAGGGAAGAAAATGACAACAGAAAATGACATTATATTTGACCACTTATACGATGATTTTAGAAGAACAATGGATGGTGAAGGTAGCCTCAATCTAATAGCTTACATGGAAGAAAATAATATTAGTGAGGAAATAATGGTGCAAATGTGGGAAGCTTATATAATTGAAGTAAAAAAAAGAAAGGAGAAGTAGATGATGTACACAATACTATCTATAGTAATTGTTTTACTTACAGTAGCCGTTGCTAACCTAAAAAGCAAGTTAAATGTAAGTGAAATGAATCTAAATAGTTGGAGGCAGACTGCTTTAGACCTTAATAATAGATTATATCATTAATCCTATTATACATAATGTCTAAACTGCCAAAATTAAGTAGAACTCGGAAGGGGTATATAGGAGAAAATCTGGTAATAAAATTTTTACTAGAGAAAAATTTAAAACTATATGCCCCCATAGTAGATGACTTTGGAATTGATTTATTAATAGAACAAGATAATAAATACACGAAAGTACAAGTGAAGTATCATACTACAATAATGTCATCCTCTGCAATACAAGTTAAGATACAACCTACTAAAGCAGATTACATAGCAATACCTGTTCAGGCTTATGGTAGAATGCATATAATGTGGTATAAGAACACTCGTAAAAATAAAAGATATACGATAGCATTTCAAAAATACTATCCAAAAAACAACCAAGTAAAGAAGGTTAATTTCTTTAAATCTTTTTTAGAATGTCCCTTCGATAAAAAATAATTTGGAACTTTTTTGAACTTGGTGCGTTATAGAGTTAAACAAACAAACAAAGAAAGGAAACTAAAATGAAATTACACGGAAAAATATGGAAAAAAGGTTATGAGGCTTCTGATTGGATTAAAGAAGAACTAATCTATTTTAATAAAAGTAAGAACATATGGGTTACTGAAGTATATAAATACTTTAAAGATGAAGATGGGGAGATAATTGAAATAGAGTGTTTAAGTGATAATGAATATCCGAGAGGTAGCAAGAACAAATTAGAGGCTCTCTTCCCTTGGTTAAAAAAGAAACCTACATGGGTAAATAATTATAAATCAGTTAAAAATTATTAAGGAGATAAATTAATATGTCAAACATAAGAGATTTTGTTTGGCAGAGGGTGGGGGCTGTTTTAAGAGTTCAGCCCCCGCCTAACTAACTAAAACAAGGAGAATAAAATGATAAATAAACCTAAATATTACTTAGATAAGATGGCATCTAATACGGATGTATTCACAGAGGACACATCAGACGAAGATGGATTTGCTTTTACTGCATCTTCAGATGACTCATTTGGGTTAGACAATATGATTAAGATAGGTGTGTATAAAGATTTTGAAGATGAGTTTATACGATTAGAACACGATAAAAGAGAAGGAGACCTATATGCGTTTGCCTGTACGATGAGAGATAAAGACTCAGGCATTATGACATATATTTTTAGAGATTTTTGGAATAATAGAGAAAAAATTACAGAGATTATAACGATGCTCTCTAGAGGAATATATGTAAAAACTATTGATGGTATAGATATTAATGTTTTAAACAAAGCATTAGATATGAAAAGAAAAGATGGAACTTTTTTACCGAATTAGCGTTATATAATTATAAAAAGGAGAAAAATAGTGAATAAAAAAAACAAACAAGAAAAATACATAAAAGTTGATAGGGAACTAGCAGGTAGAATTTTAAGAGCTATGGAAAGAGAATATGAGGAATTGGATACATTTATGCAAAGTAGATTAGAAGATTTGGCAACATTATTTAATTTTTTACCATATTCAGAACTAAAGCAATTAAAATTAGATAAATTGAAAGAATTGAGCGGAATTTACAGGGCAGAATTTTTTGAAGAAAAAAACAAAGAAGGAGAAAAATAATGGGTAAGATGAAATACATTTATCAACTTGTAGAAGAAGAAAATTTTACAGAACTCAGTTCAATCTTAGGAGAAGTTTGGGCGAGGGAATTAATTGATGAACATAAAGAATCATATAAAATAGGAGGAAAATATGATAGCAATTAAAAAAGATAATATTAAAACAAAGGATATTACTATTCTTCAAACAGAAGATGACATTAATAATGTAAGGTTGTTTGACCATGATGTTAAAATGTCTCCAATCTTCAGGAATATAGAAAAAGAAGATGGTACTACATATTCTGAAAATATACCTGAGTTTAATAGTGTTGTCAGATTTCATAAAGATAACCCATTTAAACCTACAGATGTATTGTCTGTTCAACCTGCAACCTACTATCCAATAACACTAAGGACTTTGGAAAAGATTGCTACGCTACTAACAAAAGCGGGATATGAAATAACAGGTTTTGGGGAACTAAAGAATAATAGGTTAGCCTATGTTGAATTAGAAAACCCTGAATTACCTAAGTTAGAATTTGATGGTACTAACTTAAAACCTAAGATGTGGATTGGTACATCTCACGATGGCTCATTAGCATTAAAAAGCACAATAAAGGTTAGGGATGGTGTATGTATAAATGATTTTATGCTGAACTATCGTTCTGATTTATTGTTTACTGCTAAACATACAAAGCATTGTGATATTCGTTTAAATAAGTACGCTAATCAAATTAAGGTAGCTACAGATGTGATAAATGATTACTATGATGTAGTAAAGCTACTCCAAGATACACCTTGGGATAGACATAATACGGAAACTTTCTTTTCAAACGTACTTAGTGCTGAGAAAAGACCACGAAAAAGGACTAAAAATAAAGTTCCTTATATGACTGAACCAATATATTCAGGTAAGCATGATAAACAAATGAATGATTTATTCTATGCTTATGAAAATTCTCCGGGTCAGAAGGATAGGGGACACACGCTTTGGAGACTCTTTTCATCAGTTACATATTGGGCTGACCATATGATTACTGATAATGAGTTGAAAGCAGGGTCTAACATACTAAATGGTACTAGGGCTAGACAAAAAGGAAAGGCATTCAGTCTAGTCAATCAGTATGCGTTGATGGGTAATACAACGCAATAGGGCACGTCATGTGGTAGCCTCTGTTTTTTCTTGTTCAGGGGCTACCGCCCTTCATGAAATGCTAGTTTTTTATGGTTAGAATAATTAAATTAATAGAGGGTGGTAGTGGAGTTGTTTTTTCATACGTTATTTCCTTTCGCTCTGCTACTCGCCCTATTTAAAATGATAAAAATTTATAATAAAAAGGGGAGTGAGTTTTTTTATATACTACAAGTAGCGGACTCTGCTACATCCTCCTTGTATCTCACTCCCTTTTATTTAGGAGACGATTATGTTTGCAACTTTGGATAATTTAGAAAGAGAACTACAAAAAGAAATAAGGAAAGTAGAAGATAAATGGGGTAAAGAACCTAAAAAAGATTACTACTTTCATGAAATATGCGGAATAAATAAAGCAATAGGTGTTGTAGAAAAATTTAAATCTAAGGAATTACTTGAATTAGATAAGTGGGCACAAAGCTTTATAAAAAAACAAGAACAAGGAGATACTTTAAGTGATTGATATTAAAGATGTATACGATAAGTATATAGCAGATAAGAATGAAGCCAATAGACAGAAGAGATATGTTGGTAAAGAGCAGTGGTTTCATGCATCCTCTTCAGGTATGTGTATGAGAAAACATTACTTTCAGCATATTGCAAAAGTAAAACCAAAGCCTGTTGATGAGGATACAATGAGACTATTTAGAATAGGTGATATGGTACATGAAGATATACAAGATGCACTAACTGAATATGCTCAATTAAATGGCTCTAAAATATATATTGAGAAAGAAATACGACTGCCTGAAGTAAATGTAAGAGGGTTTTTAGATGTCTTGATTGCCGATGATGGTGCTTTATATGATATAAAGACTTGTAATTCTAGGAAATGGAGTAAGTTATTTGGATATAAATATAAAGACCCGAATCCATCTGTTAATTATCATCTTCAATTAGGTACTTATGCATGGTGGTATGAAAAAGAGCATAATACTAGGTTAAAAAAATTAGCTTTGTTTTATTATAATAAGGATACATCTAGGGTTAGAGAGTATCCTGTTGATTTAGGATTTATAGAAGAAGCAAAGGTCTATTGGAAAGATTTAAACGATAAATTTAAAAAAGGTAACCCACCTATCGAACTAGGTATTGCCCCGATGTATTCGTGGGAGTGCAATATAAAGTATTGCAATTTTTATCAAGTTTGTGGAGGTGGTCTTAAAGGAGAAGGAGAAAGTCAGTTATGAGTGATAACAAACAACCCGATTGGGACAAGATAACCGAAGGTAAGATAAGGCATGGTTTTGCTTTAGCCGCCTTTACAAAAGGAGATAAACTAGACGATAGCTTAGTTAATGATATAGAATCATGGGTTAGGTATGTCGTTGATGGTAGCATAGGCGATGGTTTACCCGATGGCGATGAATTGTTTCCTGAAGATAAGACAAATGTAAATCCTACATTTGATGTTATCATTAGAAAACAAGCAGAGGCTTTAAAAAAGCCTGATGCCGATAAGGTTATTGAAGCCTTAGAGAGTGGGAAAATAACAGAGCAAAATCTAGATGAGTGTTTACAAAGAATAAATGATATTGTAGATGGGTATGGAGACCTCTAAAGATGTTATCCCACAAGGCAGATATAAAGCCACAATAGTTGATGTTGAATGTAATTCAAATGTCAGATTTGGCAACCATATATCTGATGTCTATAAACCTGTTTACTCTATAAATGATAATGAACATTTATCTTTGCAGGGTAAGCAGGTTAAAGACAATGGTATATTTATATACAAAAAGCATCAGGGGTTTGAGTTTGAACCTAAAAGAAATTGGGGTTACTCTAAGTATTTAAAATTAATGCAGTTAGAGAAAGCTAGGGATAATGGTACAGGTATGATTGCACCATTAAAAAGAAATGATATTATACATAATGTCGTAATCATTGATGTTTTTGAGAAATCTTTTACAAATGATTTTAGCCAATATGTTAGATATAATGTTGCAAGAACTATAGAATTAATTGCGAAAGGAGACATTCCGTTTTGAATATTGATTACGAAAAAATAAATGCTAAGATAAAATTAAATATAACAGAATTAGATATGATTATTAATTCTTTACAAAATATGGTAAGGATAAACATTTACAATTCTGATTTATCTCAGCTTAATGTTGATTACAAACAACCATTTTATAAATTAATTAATGACTTAAAAAGCATAAGAGTAGATTTAGTTGCTAAATACAATGATGCAATAGCAGATAGCAATATAAATAATGAATCAATAAACCCTGATTATGATAGGGAGTTTTAGGAGAACGCTATGAGTAAAAAAGAAAGTGGATTTCACATTAAAAAAGGATATAAAAAATATACACTACAAGATGGTGTGAATTTTTGGGCAAAGTCTGATGAAGATGCAGAATTGTACAGAAAGAAAATATCTGAAAAATTAGATAAACTAAAAAATCTAAATAATTAATGTTTAAAATAAAACAACAATGGGCTGGTAATACTTACTTGCTCGTATACAATAAGGAGAGAACAATGAAAAAGAAAACAGCAAAAAAGAAAGTAGTTAGAAAATCTAGACCTATTACTTTTATGGATAAGGTAATTAAGGGTACATATAATTTCTTTGCATCACCTTGGGCTAAGTAATGGCTAAGAAAAAAGACCCAAGAAGAGTTAGGCAAGGCAGAAGAAATAGGCAAAGAGGTGCTGAATTACAAAGGTTTTCTGTTAAACTAGCTAAAGAATACAACTTAGAGGCATATAATAGAGATAGAGGTGGTGCTCAACACGAGAAAGGAGACATAGAGATTGAAGGTAGGTACTATGGTTGTAAACGTAGAACAAAGATTGCTAAGTGGTGTAAGCCTGAGAAAGAAGAAGATGGTGTTGTAATAAGAGAAGATTATGGTAAGGCATATATTGTTTTAGATTACGAGAAATACATTATGTTATTGTCCATGCTGAAAGAATTTAATGATGACGTATAATCCTAATTTTGATTTAGATTTACAATTTGGTCTTATCTATGAAAAGAAATTAGAAAGGCTATTGCGAGAAAAAAGCAAAATAGAGATTAAAACTGAAAGAGATACTTGGGCATCTACAGGTAATATAGCTATAGAAATAAAATTCAAAGGAAAGCCATCAGGATTAGCTAAAACAAAAGCAGATTGGTGGTTTCATATATTAACATTAGATGGGGCAATGGTTACAATGGTGTGCTTTCCTGTTAGTAAGCTAAAACAAATTATTAAGGAACTTTTAAAAAAGAAGTTAGTTAGAAAAGTAATGGGCGGAGACAACAATGATTCAGAGATATTATTAGTGCCGATTGATAAATTACTTTCAAAGAATTTTTTTAACAACAACGGTGTTATGCATAGTAACGGCTGATAATGATATTAGTTGGCGAATTAATAAAAGCGAAAGAAATCGGTATTATGTATAACACCTATAAATAAAGGAGAGTCAATATGGCTTTTGAACTAAAAGATAATAGCATGAGTTTGCTAAAGAACGGATTCAAAAAAGATGGTGATAATAAACCTGACTATACAGGCAATGCCAAAGTTGGTGGTGTTGAGATGAAAGCATCTATTTGGATTAATAAGACAAAAGGTGGCAAAACTCAGCTTCGTGGCAACTTCCAAAAGGTAGATGATGCCCCTTTCTAGGTTTAAATAGCTTATTTAAACCAAATTGTAATGGGGGTTATTAATTTAACCCCTGTTACAATATAATAAATAATCGAACATTGATACTAAAAATTAATAATCTAACGATATAGAGCAAATTAGAGGCACTTTTTTTGAGCAAAATTAATAAAAATAAAAAATCATCATCAAGAAGGTATAATAATCACTTTAGTGATGAATTAGTTAAAATTTTAACAGCTGATAGCATATTATCAGATGTTTATTTAGGTAATCAGCATTTACAAAATAATTATAAACCAACAAATAGGAGAAATATAGATAGGAGTAGTGATAACTATTTAGTTTACTGCACTTCATGTAAAAAAATATGGGAAAATCATTATAGTTACAACCCAACAATTTATCATGACAACATTCCTACATATGGTAAAAAGAGATTGGATTGTAAACCTTGTAGAAAGGAGATGAATGGACAAGATAGCTAAACTAGAAAAATCTGTTGCAGAGTTACAAACTCTTTGCAAAAAGATGGTAGACACAATTACTTTACAATCAGAGCTTAATAAGGATGTGATAAAGTGGGTATCGCCTAGAGACCCCGGAGATGAGAATGTGAAGAAGAAACCAATTAAACCTACTAATAAATATAAAGCAAAGCCAAAAGACTTAGATATGGTAATAAAATATTTTCGTGAGAAAAGTATTAATGAACCTGAAAAGAATGCTACCAAGTTTTATAATCATTATGAGGCGAGTGGTTGGATGCGTGGCAAAACTAAAATTAAGAATTGGAAAATGTGTATTAGTAGTTGGGATTTTAAAGACTCACCAACATCTAATAAAAAACGATGGAAAATGAACGATATGGGTTTTTATATTGGATACTGTGAAAAGTGCGGTGATACTGGATTAGGAAGAAATCTATACGAGCTGCAAAATGTTGCTAGTTGCTGCGGAGTTGACTATTTACCAACTAAACTTATCAAAAATCAAGATTATGTATAATATATTTGTATATGGAACTTTAAAAAAGGGTGGTTCTAATCATCATTTCTTAGAAAGTAGTGAATTTTTAAGAGATGATGTGCTAGAAGACCATTCTATTTATGTTCCATCAGTATTTAGTTTTCCGTTGCTATTAAAAGATAAAGGTGGTAAAGTTCATGGAGAAGTTTATAAAGTTGATGATAATACTTTGGCAAACTTAGATATGTTAGAGAGTGAAGGCTTTTTATATAACCGCATTAATAACGATGAATTAGGCTTTCAGTATTATTTATTTAATGATAATGGTTCTTGGCATATTGATAAGGTAAATGATAAAATCGAAAATGGAAAATGGTAATTAACTGTGAAACAATTAAAAGAAATATTTGACAGACTTGCAGATGTTCAAATTGCTAATAATATTGCTAGGGAAGAATTAGAGAAAAAAGTAAAGAACGAACCTGCTAAAGAAAATAAAAAGGAGGAAGATTAAGGGTTATATCTTTTCTCTTCTTTCTTTTTTATCCTATCATAAATAGCATTGCTATCCATATCGTCTGATGTAAAGTATTCTTCTGGATAAGCGTTATTCCAAGCCTTCATAATTTTATAAGCTTCTGCATCATTCTCATCAATAAAAGCATCAAGCATCCTCCCTTTTACAATACCCCTTCTATATTTAATGTAAGTTTCTTTTTGACCCTCTGTTTCAAATTGTTGAGCTAACCTTCTTGAAACAGTACCAAATATAGGTGCAATATACTTTAATGACCTTTGACCTGTTTTTATCCCTATGCCATAATCTTGTATATCTTTATATGTTCTTTGCACAGCACTAATTCCTTTTAAAGCATCTTGATATATAGCAGGTTTAACTAAAAATTCTAGAGCACGAGCTTTATCTTCGTTCGCTAATATATCTCCAATAAAACCAGCTGCACCTACTGCAGCTACATCATCTAAGAAATCAGACCATTTATATTCAGATAAATCCATATTAACATCATTACCTAAATATTCATACTCAACTCCTTTAGGCATAATAAATCCGGGGACAAATAACTGATTTTCATCAAAGACACCCTCATCCCCAGCTAAGAAATTGTTAAGAGCTTTCTTAGATGCTACAACAAATTGAGCACCAAAGAACCCACCTACACCAAGCCTTAATAAAGGAAGTACGTTACCATGAGTAAATACTTCCCTGCCTACGTTTTCTCTTATCCAATTAAATTGTTTATATCCAAATCGCTTAAATAAAAAGAAAGGTCTAAATCTAGGGTCATTAAACATCATAGGGTCATTTAAAACATTTCTTTGTAACTGAGCGTCTCTTGAAAAACGATACATAGATTCAAGAATCTGTCTTTCTGATAATTTTTTAACATCTTCTGGCAATCCTAATTGTCTTAAATTATCTCTTGCCCATGATTTAGATTTTAATTTAGAAAAACCAGTAGCTTTTCCATTTGAAACATCTACTAAATTCTTTACATATTCGTGCCCAGCTGCTGCGGCTACATATTGATTTACTTTATTCATTGCTTGAAATCCACTGTATTTTGTAAACGAATGTGCAGCTCTACCAAAAATAGTATCAGATGGCTCAAGACCAGAAATCATTTGAAACACAGATAAATTACTAAGACCTGATTTAGCTATTCTTGCCCTATACTCTTTATCCGTTGCTAATTTATATGTTCCTTTAAATGTATTATAATAACCAGCTTTTACTGCTGTAGATATAAAAGTCTGTGTTACGTTAGGTACGGTTGCATAACCAAGACCTATTTTTGTAGCTACTTCAAAATCAGTTGTAGCAGACCAAAACTTCCTAGCACGAGGGTCTCTCCAATTCTTAGTTGGGTCTACCTCTATCATATTATTGTAAGAATTAAATGTTTGATTAAGCCAAGCTATTTCTTTTTCTATGGACTGTCTTGCTAATTCATTGTTTTGACTTTTAGCTTTATTAGCCAAAGCTCTTAATTGAGCTAAGGCAACATTAATTTTTTCATTCTTTGCTCCAAAAAACTCAGTATTTGCAACATCTTTAGCAGCATCATTAGCATATTTAGTCAATACTAACCTAGCATCTCTTTCATAAAACTCTTCAGGAAAATTTGCAGTTCTTGATTTTACAAGATTACCAGACAAAGACCACCTTTGTTTATAAACTGTGTCTCTTATCTTTAAAAATGCATCTGCTTTAGCTTGTTTATCACTTAATGTAATTCCATTTTTCTTTGCTTCTTTTACTAGTTCTTTTGCTAGATGGTTAAATGCCAACTCTGTTTCTGGACTTAATTTACTATCTTTAAGAATTTTGTTTATATGATTAACTATATAACTCTTGTCAGTTAATTTTGTACTTTCAAATGTTGGGTCTTTTTCTATTATTTTAAATATGTCACTACCTAAGAATTTTAAAAATTTTTCTTTAATTTGATTAGGAAAATAATTTTCTCTAAAAGCCCTAACAGGAACTCCTGCTTTTTTTGCATCTTTGTATATTTCCGTTAATATTTTTCTAACTTTTACAACATCTGCATCTGCTTGATTTTCTCTTTGCCCCAATCTTCTACCTAAGTCTTCAAAATATTCTTTAGCTTCTTTTTCTTTTCTTAATTTTATATAAAACTTATCTCCTTTTTTAGTGGGAGCTTTATTTCCTACCCTATAGTCTGCATTAGGAACTTCAACTTCAATTCTTCCAAATAAACGACCTAAAATACCACCTGAATAAATACCAGCTTCCTTTAATTTATATATATAAGTACCAGATAAAGTAATACCTCTGGCATCAGCTGCATCAATATCTCTTGCTTTCTCTCTACCAATTTGAGTTCTATTCCTATTTTTAGTTTGCATTAAAAATTCAGGAACTAACTTACTTGTAATTACTCTTTTTGGTATAAAAAACTCATCATAACCCTGTTCTTTAAAATTTTTATATATATCTTTTTGAGTTTGTCTTTTTCTTAATAAATCTAAAACTCTAATTTGTTGTAAAGAACTAAGTTGACTAAAACCAGTTTTATTCTTTTTTGGATTAACTTCAACCCCAGTTTCAGCTTCTACAATTCTTCTAAATTCTTTATCTGATATATTTAATTTCTTTTTTCTACCAAATATTTCTTGTCTACGACCCTTTTTAATAGATTCAGTAGTCTTACCAGCTCTCCTCCTAGCAAAACCACGAGATGTAAATTGTTTTTCTGTTAGTTTTGTAGGCGTATCAGAAATTTCATTTGTCTTTAAATTTATTTTTTTACCAGTTACTTCAACTCCAACTTTTTTACCATCCTTAACAATATCTTTAAATTTAACATCTGTTAATGAAGCACCACGCCTCGATGTCCAAATTTGAGATTCAGCTTTTTGAGCACTCACACCTTCAGCCATTGCTTGAGCTGCACTTTTCATTCCAAGTTTAGGGTTATCAAAACCAGCTAGCTTTACAGCAGTAGATGGTATTCTCCTTGCAACATTCATACCAGCTATTACTCCAGCGGCATGAGCAAAATCTTTCCACTCAGGTGCTCTACCTTCCATTAAGGGAGCAGCAGCACCAAATTGTGCAGCTTCTAAAGATTTAACAGCTACCCCATGTGCTAATTTTTGTGTAGCAGTTATAGGAGTACCTAATTTAGTTGATAGGTATTTACCAAATCTAGAACCAGAGCCTGCAGTAACAAAACCTAATCCCGCATTTATTGCCGCATCCTTTGTTACCATAAGAGCACTTATATCTCCAGATTGCAACTCCTGACCAAATGCAGATTGGAGACCTCCATAAAAACCAAGTCCTCCACCGCCACCTATAGCTGAACTCATAATTTTATTAGGAAGTTTTTTAGCACCTTCTTCAACTATCTCCAAAGCTAACTTCTCACTTATTTTATTTTTCATACCAGATGAAGCTCTGATAACTTGTGCAGCTTTCTTTTTATTTTTACTAACAAGTTGAGTAACAGTTTTTTGTGCTGCACGCTCTGCAGCTTCCTTACTTAAACCTTTTTGTACATTGTTTTTAATGAGTTGTTTAATGGTCTGTTTTGCTGCATTTTTATATCCAACATTAGCAATACCACCCGCTATTCCACCTCCAGCAATCAATGAACCCATGTCAGCAATAGTAAAAAAAGACATAACAGACTGACCCACATCCTCAGCAAAACTTTTATTATCTAAATAATCTTCACTAACTTCAAAGAATCGTTGTCCTGTTGCTATCTGATAACCTAAACCCTCTATACTATTATTATACCCTTCTTTTACCCATTCAGGTAACCATTTACCGGGAATAAAACCATAGAGTTCAGCATTTTCTCTAGATTCAAAAACCTCTTGCTCAGCTACTTTTTTAGCTTCGGGTAAATAATCTTCTACTTGTGTTTCAGTTACTTGGGTTTTATTGTATAATTTATCACCAAGTTGCTCAATACCGGGGATGGCATTTTGATATTTTTCTGGGTTTTGCCCAGCTCTTTTTAATAAATCTTCATAAAAGCTATAACCGTCTGGCATAATACATTAATTACGTCTTAAAGAAAATGGTATTTGACCTGTTATTTTTTTTACAGATTGTTTATACCCAACAGATTTATTAGAACCTTTACTTGAAATAAATGAATCTCCAAGTGATAATACACCATCAGATATTGCATATAAATCTCTTACAAGTTGTTCTTGTTCAAGTCTTAATTGTTGTCTTTGTAAGTTAGAATAACCTGATTGTTTTTGTATTTTTTCTAAATCTTTTACTCTTTTAATCATATTAGTAATTTTTTTATTAAAAACACCAACATTATCACTAAGACTTACTCTTTTACCCTCAGCATCTTTCATATCTAAATTTTCAAATTCCTCAGCACTAATTGGCTTTGTAACACTACCTAAATCAGGTACTTTTGGAAGTTCAGATTCTTTTTCAATATTTTCAATAAATTCTTGCACAGGTGAAGCAGTAGCTGTAGGTAAAACAGTACCCCCTGTTGGTGGGTCAGGTTTTGGGTCTGGAATAGGGTCTGGAATAGTAGGCTCACCTTCTGGTAAATCATCTCCAGTTTCAACACCAGCTAAATCAGTTTGTATTGGCTTAGGAGCAGGCTCACCCTCTGGTAAATCATCTCCACCCTCTTCAAAACCAAACAAATAATTATTTAAATCTTCAGGGTTATCTGATTCTAATGCACTCATAAATTCATCTATCTTTGCATCATCTAAATCACCTACACTAGCTAATATGTCAGCATCCATTTTTTCTAATTTTTCTTGATTGTTTTCTGTAATATTAGTTTCTTGCTCTACAGGTCTTTCAGACTTCATACCTTCTAAAGCATAATCTTCACCAGTAGGGTCTATATTAAAAATAGGGTATCTAAAATCATTAGCGATTGTAACATTTCCGCTAGTTAGATTTACTTTTTCATTTTTAAGATTTTCTATTCTACGATTCAATGTATTTATTTCTTTTATTTGCATATCGTTATATCCAAGCTCTTTAAGTGTTGTTGGATTTTTAATAGCATTATTTCGTGGAATTATTTCATTTACTTTAGATTTTAAAGCATCTATTTGTTTTTCGGCAGACTCAATACCTCTTTCATTAGAATTATAAGCTTGTAATCCAATTTGACCTTTTTGTCCAGACCACAAGTCCTTATCTTTTATAAGCTGACCTGAATTTTTTGTGTAAGTTTTAAATTCATTTCTTAAAATTTTATTAATGTTTTGATAATTAATTTTATTTCTAGCATCACCTGTTTTCATTAATCTTGATGATTCTGAAATTAAATCTTGTAACTCATTCCCCCTACCATACTTCTCATCTAGACTTAATGAATCCCAATCTAAATAATTAGCATCAAAAATTTGTCTATCAGTAGTTCCAGCTTTTATTTTATTAACTTTTTCAGAATCATAAGTCTCCGGGGAATATCGTTGCTCAACTTGAGCAAGCTGACTATAATCACCAGTAGCATCATACTTAGCTTTAGCTATTTGATATGCCTGAGTATAATTATCATTATTTACTTTTTGATTAAACTTTCTTTCATTTAAATCGTCTAACTTCTTTTGTCGTATGTTATTCCTAGACTGTTGTAATAGTTGGTTGTTATAAGTTTGATTCCTATAATTAACATCCTCTATACGCTGTCTTTCAAGCCTTTTTTCTTTAGCTATTTGTCCATAAAAACTAGGTATATTTTCTAAGAAATTACCTAGTGCATCAGAATAGTATCCCGCTCCAGTATCTCTATCAAATATATTTCTTCTAGCCATTAGCTCATACCATCCCAAAGCCAACTACCATTATCAGCATTAAATATATAATTTTTACCATCACTATCTGTCCAAACTTCTCCTGTAACATGATTAGATGGGTCATATCCATTTTGATTCCAAGGTGCATTAGTATCTGGATTATCTCCACCGGGAACTGGGTCACCAGTACCACCTGCACCTAAAGTAGTAGTTTCACCACTAGAGTTTACTGGTAAATAAGAATTTAAAGCACTATTCCAACTAAACTCTTGATTATTATAATAAACTGTATCTCCCTGATAGCCAAATAAACTATCAACATTATTCATTCTTTCACCACCTATAGTGTAAGCATCATCAGGTAAGTCTCCAATAGCAGACAATACATCTTCACCATAATCCCTTCTTCTGCCATATATATCTTGCTGTAATCCTGTATACATACGCTGTGCATCCATACCAAATTGGTCTACAATATCTCCCCTAGTGGTATCTAACAAAGATTTACCACTTCCTGCAAAACCTTGCTGTCCTTCTGTCTCTCTAGATTTTTGACCTAATTGACCTAATGTATTTCTAGCTCCACCATATAAACCTTGCCTATCCTGCATATAGTTAGTTCTAAGAAAGTCTTCACCTGTTTGGTCATATGTTGGTATAAATGGTGCATATTTATCATCGGTTAAATCTATATCATATTGACCAAGAACATCAGATTGTGTTGGAACTGCCGATTGGTCAAATGGATTTACATATCCACCTTGTTGATAATTTTGTACAAATCCTAATAAATTTTTCATTATTTAATATTTAATTGGTTTTGTAATATCAAAAGGTTGAATCGTTCCAATATTCATATAATCAAGTAAATTTCTACGATAATCGTTCAAACCAAAAGTGTTCTTAAATTTAGTAAATTCTCCATAATCACCTTGTTCAGCACGAGCAATGAAATCTGATTTACCCATTGACCAAGGTTCAACTTTAGTCGGCATTGCTTGTGCTTTAAATAAGTCTTTAATCCTACCCCGAGCACCCTCTTCTAATAAGTCTGTTGAACCAGCCTTAGCATAAATACTATCATCTCCACCAAAACCAGCTAGTGCAGCTGATGTTAAACCACTAACAATAGCATCTTGGTCTATACCTCTTCTAGCATAATCCCTAGAAGACTTACTCATATCTTCAAACGCATCCTTACCATATATTAAATCTTCATCTTCCATTACAGAACTATAATCTTCAGATTCGGCAGCATTAAGAGGATTTAAATCAAGCTTACCCTGATAACCAGAAGAAGCACCCATTTTCTTACCTAATCCACTTCCTAAACCTGCCATTAGAGGTAACCATAAACCACCAGTAGCTCCTGTAAGTGCAGGTAAGAGTAAACTACCAAGAAGAGAACCAAAGCCACCCCAACTAGAAGCTGATTCTCTCTTTTTAGCTTCCTCTCTCATCGCATCTTCATATTCCTCTTGTGCCCTGTATTTTTCTCTTTTGCGAAGTAAGGCAGCTAAAGTTGGACTAGTGCCACCACTAAATCCAAAATTTCTTTGATATGAAGGAGAAACTTCACCGCCATCTTGGTAAGAATATCCTAATAAAGTATTCATGCTATGTTCCTAACATTATGTAAAAATGTAATTTTACGTTTCAAAAATAATAAATTATAGTATATTATCAAAGTAACCATTATATTAATATATTAAATAACCAAACTGATGTAACTCTAGAATCATTTGGTGTATTAGTTGGGTCTATAGATACAGCAACTACGTCACCGCTATCAAAAGAAGACGTTTTTGTAAAGTCAAAAGTATAACTAGTATCATCCGCTGACATATCTACAGTTATTGTTTCCGTTGCTGTGGTGCTAGGGCTTTCTGTGCCGTCAGATGCTTTATGAAATCCTATTACAGTATTACCCAATGCTTCCGCTGACCTAGCAACAACTTTTAATAGCCTACCACTATATGGAGCTATAAGATTATTATAATAATTAATAGATGACGCTTCACTTATTGAACTCCAAGGAAGGTAAACTTTTCCTGTGCCAGTAGCATTAAATGGATGATAAAAAATCATAACCTCTTTATTAATTGTTCCTTTTACATTTAAATTACCACCAATAGTAAGATTTTTATCTATTACTTGATTACCACTAGAGGACAGATAGCCCTTATATAACCTACCATATTTCTTTTTATTTATAGATAGTAATTCACTAGACGATTTAGATATAGATAATTGACCATCTGCCATACTGCTTATAGAAAGATTGCCTGTAGATTCCAATGAATCTTGTTTACTATTTATTACTCTACGTATGTCTCTATTAGCCATCAGCTACTGTTTTATTACGTATTACTCTATATTCTATGGACATTTCATTTATTTCAAACGTACCAGAACTAGGCAATTCAATTTTTAATTGTATACTACCACAAGAAATAGGACTAGTTGCAGTAAATGTAGCAACGTCATAATCAGATGTAATTCCTAATGTTTTAGTAGCAAAAGAAGTATAACTAGCAGGTCTTTTTCCATTTACAGCATACTTTAACGGATTTGCTTGACTAGCTGATGATTTGTATGTTAATGTCACTGCATAAACTTTTTTAACAGTAGATGGGTCACCAAAATCTATATCCCTAGTAACTAATTCTTGACCAGATGCACTAAGAGGAACTGGTAAAAACTTAAATATATCAATTTCATTTGTATCTTCGTGCTTTCCTATGCATAAATTATTATTCCAGTCGTGAAAAAAATTAGTAATTATTTCACTATCATTAATAATAGTGCTTAGGTGTGACCAACCCCCTGTATTAAAATCATATACGTAACCTTCATTGCTAACAGTACTACTATCAGATGGGCTACGTACTATTATTAGTGAATTACTCATAGCTTCATAGCCTATCATAGCATCTTTTATATTTGCACTGCCATTTACAAAATCAGCCCATTTTATTACAGCACTTTCCCCACTTGTTTCTTCATTAACACCTAATTTTTTTTCAATTAAATTTGTAACTTGACTTCCATCATATAAATAACATCCTGTATCAGATACCCAAACCACACCATATTTAGTATTTGTAGCACTATACTTAAAATTTATACCACCGTAACGTAATGTATCTTCCAAGTACCAGTTAGCAGGATTAGGACTAGCTATGTTTATTATATGTACAAGATTATGTTTATACGCAATAAGTCTATCAGCGAATGTTTTTATTGCTACGTATTCACCATAGTCTCCCTTGGAAACATCAATAAAATTACTTTCTAAAAATGTATCAAATCTATTTATCTCACTATACATTAATCTATCACCAAACTTTTCAAGTTCTCCTGTATAACCAGATGTTTTTACATTTACTATGAATGCTCTCCTATTAGCAACAACTACATCTTTATATAGTTCATTTATTTTTCCTATTGATATAAATTTTGTTTGATTAGAAAAACCATTTATAGTTGTGTACGTATCTATATTAGGTTCTTTGCAATTACCAGCAGCATCTGGAACAAAATAAAAACCTTCTCCAGATTGATAAGACCAAGTAGAGTAGTCTCCAGTCATAGAACTCCTAACTCCTTGAACTATATCTATGTCTAATAATAACGTAAGTTCATCATCTGATTCAGCACGTCTTATATATATTCTACCGCCAGATATCCTACCGCTATAAACTACGTCAGCATATACAGCAACACGTAATGATTTACCACCAACAGATGTATGATTAAATGTAGCAATAGTAGATGCTCCATTACCCATTTGCACAGGTAATGATTCTTGATTGCCATCATAAACAAATGTTTGATAAAACTCATACGTATCTGCTAACCAATCTCCATCTGAAGTGCCATCACTAACTGCAATATTCCACCCCAAGCCCCTATCAACAACAGGTGTGTCTAAATCCTGTAAACTATCAGGAGCAGTTCCTGTTAATGCTCCTCCGTAGGCTCTTTGATAAAGAATAGAACTACCAGTAGAACCTGCTGGTTTTTTACAAAATAAATACTCTGTTGGTACAACACCTAAATCAGTTCCTATTGTTATAACCTCACCAACAAACGACTGGTCTAGTATTTCATTTTCTCCAGTATCTTCAAACTTTAATGTAGTAACAGAAGTTCCGGGTGTATGATTTAATCTTAAATTACTGGTGCTATTTTTTTTAACAATAGCAACACCACGATTATTTTGATAATAATTTGCAGATGTAGATGAAGTAAAATTTGTTGTTCCATAGGCAAAAGTATATTGACCACTCATACGTGGTGGGGATAATGTATTAGGATGCTCTTGCCATTCACAAAATTTTGCAGTAATACTATTATCATCTGCGTTGCCAAACTGGTCACGCTGTATAAAACCAAACCATTTAATTAATGATTCGCATTCTTCATTTATATTGCAACTACGTAACGCTTCATCTATAAAAAAATATATGTACTTTGCTGGTAATCCAGATAACGTAGGTGTAATAGCATTTATGTTCCAACCATTAGCACGTGCTGTATAATCGGTTGTTTCGTTATTAGACCAAATTCCAATAGTTCCAGCACCAGTTCCTGAGTTTGCCATAGCACACAATTTATCACCCGTTGTTTTAATTACTTCTATTTTAGGTGCGTGATTAGTATTATTACTTTCATTTGTAATTTTTCTTCCCTTTAATACGTAATAAGCATCATCGCTATTGGTTGTAATAGAAGAAACTGTATATATTCCATTATTATCACCAGTGCCAGATATTTTTAAAGTATCACCAACTTTTATTTTATTACCTGTATATATATCACTATTTGTACCATCATCATTGCCACCTGTTAATTTTAAATGTTGTCTGTATGGAATAGGCATAACTATTCAGTTTCTGTTACTGGTATATAAGCTTCAGCATCTGGTCTAGTTGTACTTTGCACAAATTGAATTGTGCCATCTGAAGTCCCCAAGGCTAAAGCACCACCACCAGATTTTATTAAAGTTATTGTATGAGCATTATCTCTAGAGTGGTCTGATTCAAAATAAAAAGCTCCAAATCCACCACCGTTTATTGTAGCATCACTAGCATCTTTTAAATTCTGTGTAGTATCTGGTATGTATTCTGATAAATTAGTAGAGCCATCATTTGATTCTATGTGAGCATAGAACCCACCAGCTGTTTTTATTTTACCAATAGCATCAATAGAAAAATTGTTCATATAACTAGATTCATTTTCAGTTATATCTCTAGGGTCACGCTTTGTATTCATTCCCCCTGAAAAATCACGTATAATATATTTTTGTTTAGGCAATTAATTACCCCCAAAGTTTCCATTTGCTTTGAATTACCGCTTTAGCAACATCCAATGCTTCTTTCATTACCCTATCTTTTTCAGCTTTGGTTAATTTCTTATCCTCTAAGCCATCTTCTAATGCCTTAACAAGCTCTCCAATTTGGATAACAATATTTCTATTTTTAGCTGTTACAGATGTTGCATATCCAGCAACTGCTAAACCTACCATGTAAAAAAAGTTAGACCAGCTAACCCAATCACTTACGAAGTCCATGTATTTCTCCTTTTATTTGTTCTAAAGATTTTTTCATCTCAGCAATATCAGCAGTAATAACATCCAACTTATATGTAATTAGATTTCTATCTGCCACTGCTTCTTTTTTATCAAGTTTTAATTCTAAGTCTCTTTTAATCATATCTATATCATACTGCATAAAACCAAGGGCAAGTATTGCACCGCATATAATAACTGCTAAGGTAATCATATTATCTATAGATATTGTTTTATTAATCTTCATTGTTTCTTAATCTTTCAACTTCTCTTTCAAGATATTCAAGTCTTTGATTTTGTTTTATATCGGCAGGTATTTCTGCATCTTGATTTGCTTCTGCATCTTCTTCTATATTATTAATGTGCTCTTCATTCATAGCAACTTGATATTCTAAAAATGATATACGAGCATTTAATTGACTGTATCCCCATACTAGCATTACAACAAATGTTACTGCTTGTATAATCATGGGTAAAGATATACTTAAACTACTACTATCTGATATTGGATTAGCTTTTTCCATTTAACCTACTTATTACGCCTTTTATTTCTGATACTTGATTATCTAAATCATTAATTTCTTTTGTGATGCTATCAAACTTTCTATCAAGTTTATCATCGGATTGATTCCATCTGTTAATTAGTTTAATAATCATTCCCTCCATATTCTCTAAAGTTTCTGACTGACCTCTATTCTCAGTCTTTAATCCCTGCAATGACTCAGCTTGTTCATCTGCTCGTTGAGATTGCTTAAAGTACCCATAGAAAAAAGCAGCACATACCAGTCCCATCGCTCCATATTCAGCATACAACCCTATAAAATCTTCCATATTAACTCGCTATTACAATTATCCATACTATTAAAAATACTAAATCTATACAACATAAATCCATTATTCTTCTTCTTGTTTACAATCGTCACATATGCCATTTAACGCTTGGCTAATTGGCTTATCACATTCTATACAATGAAATGGCAATGGCACTATTTTTTCCTCATTGTTAAATCAATATAAACTTTTAAATCAGATTTTATCTCTGCATTCCATTTTTTTAATTTACCCATTTCATCCATAATTATATCTAATCTATGTTGTAAATTCTCATGCTTTTCATCAAACCTATTCAAAGTATCTTCTACTTTTTCCTTTAAGATAAACCTTACTACACTATACAAAGCAAAGGCTAACCCAATACTAATAGCAACTGGAAATCCTAATTCTTGCACTAATGTTATAACATCAGAAGTCATTATATCTTACCAATTAATTTCATAAAATTAACATACACTTTTAAATCTTGCATTATTTTCGTTTCTTTCTTTTCTTTCCCCAGCTTAGAGGATTTAGATTTAATTCTTTTTGATACCATTCAAGTTGCTCCTGCATTTGTGCAATTTTTACCTCTTCTTCTGCTATGTGTTTACTGACAAGCTCTTCAATGTTGGTATCAGCGTGTTCCACTCTTCGCTCAAGCTCTCTAATTCTGTTTTCAACTTGTAAGTACGAATAGACAAGTCCAGCGACAAGTACAAGAACCTGCCCAGCCCATTTAAGATTAATACTGACAACAGTATTATCTCCCACAACCGTAGCTCTATAACTTCTTGCTGTCTTAGGTTTACTTGTTTCACTCACTTTTTCTCTACTGTTTCCCATTCATGGTGTTTATGGCAATAGTTATCTCCTATTAATATTCCACCATCAACTGTAGTTCTAACATACCAATGTTTTACACTATCTTGGTCTGTAATAATCATAAAATCTGTGCTAACTGAATCAGATGGAGATATAGCAACGCCACCTACAGACCAACCACCATTACATCCAGTAACAGTAGTAATGATTCCTAATATCGTTAGTAGCATTACTATCCACCAAAATAATAACTTTCGCTCATTAGCTTTCACCAGACCATTCATCCTTTTTCATTTCTTCAATAGCCTCACTATGACTCATCGCAGTAATACCACTTACTCCACTAACTGCATCTAATGTTCCATCTTGTATGGGTAGTTCATACTTTACAATTACTTTACTTGCATCGTTATTCCATCTTGGACTTCCAAGTTTACCATTTTGAAATGCTGACTCTTTCCAAGTTGGGTCTTGTAATGTAGTTGTATCTATTTCTTGGTCTGTGTATGTGTACTCTTCTTCAACTTGAGGCACAGAAGTAGGCTCTGCATTAA